ACTAATACTATATATAATATAAGTTATACATAATAACAAATATACTACTAACTAATTATTAATACTACATATATATAATAAGAAAAACAAAATGCCATTTATATTATTTTCTCCTTATTTATATACTACTATTAATAATAAGATCGTCATTCTCTAAAAGTAGTACCGTTACTAGAAGTCGCTCCTAGCTTCTAGTAATGCTAGTGCTTTTACGGAATGAAGCACTAATCTTACTTCTTTCTGAATAAAATACCGAAAAAGATACGACTCATAAGAGTCGTTCTTTTTTTGCTCAATAATAAGAACATATATTCGTATTAATTAATTAAATAAAGGAGGTGTGTTCCTATTGCTATCGAGGTATTAAATAACGGAAAGCTTATCGTCGATGGTTATACGCTAACTAGAAAGCAAGCATTATTTTGCGAGGAATTAGTCAATAACGGCTATAACGGATCAGCAGCTATCAGAGCAGCAGGATATAGCACATCTTCCGAATCAGTAATAAACAAACAGTCGCAAGAGAACCTCCGAAAACCAGCAATACAGGCCTATATCAAGGTTCTTGAGGAACGATTAAAGAAACGGCACGAACAACGAGTCGCATCGATCGAGGATAGAAGAATAGCATTAACCGAGATCTTTTTAAATGAAGAGCATAAGCTAACAGACCGGTTAAAGGCTCTCGATATCCTTAATAAAATGGATGCAGCTTACGAGCAACGTATTAACGTAACGAATAATAATCCGTTCGAGAATATTAAAACCGAAGATTTAGAATCCCTAATCGATAATAAAAAGTCGTAACCTTCCCTATGTAGGACTGAACTTTAATGAACACATACGAACACATAAAGGAGGTGGTTACGATAGACGAAGATTTAATAATTCTCGGAGCTAAACAAGAATTAGCGAGGCGTTCTTTTTTTAGATACTGTCAATTAAAAGCGCCGGACTTTTATAAGCTCGAGCGGAAATATATCAAAGAATTATGCGATAGATTAGAAGCGTTTATTAAATCGGATAAGAAAGTCTTAATTATATCGATGCCACCACGTACAGGAAAATCCCGTACGGCTTCCCTTTTTGTCGAGTGGTATCTAGGAAGGGATCCGACGCAAAAGATAATGACTGGCTCCTATAATGAGACTTTATCCACTAAATTCGCTAAATCTGTTCGTAATTCTATTCAAGAAGTAAAAGCTTCTCCTTATATAACGGTATATAACGATATATTCCCCGGTACCCGAATTAAACAAGGCGACGCAGCTATGAATATGTGGTCCTTAGAGGGTCAGTATGCATCGTATCTCGCTACATCACCTTCGGGCACAGCGACAGGGTTCGGTTGTTCACTCATGATTATTGACGACGTAATTAAAAATGCTGAAGAAGCTAATAACGAATCTAAAAAAGAAGCTTTATATTCATGGTTCACCGATACTATGCTTTCCCGCGTAGAAGAAGGCGGCAAAATTATTATTATTATGACTCGTTGGGCTTCGAATGACTTAGCCGGTAAATGTATTGAATACTACGGAGACGAAGCCGAAGTTATTACGATGAAAGCGCAGCTACCTAATGGCGAAATGTTATGCGACGAAGTACTTTCCCTCGAGTCTTTCCTTGAGAAACAGAAACAAATTTCGCCCGAAATATTCCAAGCTAACTATCAACAAGAGCCTATCGATTTAAAAGGCCGTCTATATACGTCCTTAAAGACATACGATACCTTACCCGAATTCGACGAAATTAAATCCTATACCGATACAGCCGATACGGGGCAAGACTATTTATGCTCTATTATCTACGGCACAAAAAATAAAGAAGCTTACATCCTCGACGTTATATATACAAAAGAGCCTATGGAAATAACTGAGCCTTTAGTAGCTAGACATTTATACGAGCATAAATTGAATAAGGCGGATATTGAGTCTAATAACGGTGGTCGAGGCTTCTCCAGACAAATCGATACGATCTTAAAAACAAAATATAAGACTAATCATACAGTCATACACGCATTTCATCAGTCTAAAAATAAACAGGCAAGAATATTATCGAATGCGACATGGATTATGGAACATGTTTATTTTCCTCTTAACTGGCATACGAAATATCCGGAATTCTATAAAGCATTAACTACTTATCAAAGAGAAGGTAAAAATGCCCATGACGATGCACCCGATGCTTTAACCGGCGTCGCCGAAACGATTAATATTCAAAGACCTATATTCTCATTCACTTAAACGAAAGGTATTCCATGAGCCTAACCGAACAATGGAATAGTATCGTACGTAACAATGCGGGATTAACGGAAATAGAGTTCGTAAAGGCCGAGTTCGAGGCTTTCCTTTATTCACAAAAACGTTCGACTATCATTCAATCTCGTAAATACTACGAAGGAAAACATAATACTCCTAAGCATCTAATACCCGATGAAAATGGTAATGCTACAGATGCTACCGGTGCTATTCCTAATCATAAAATTATTAATAATCTATTCGACGATCTAGTCGATCAAAAGACTAATTATCTTCTTTCTAAACCGCTCGACGTTAAATGTAACGAAGACGTATCCGAGTATTTTAATAAAAGCTTCCAACGTAAATTAAAGAATCTCGGTAAGGATGCCTATATCGGTACTATTGCTTATCTACATCCCTATATCGATGAACACGGTAATTTTAAATTAAAACGCATGAGACCGGAATACGTTATTCCGTTCTGGCACGATGAAGAACATGAGTCTCTCGATGCGTTTATTTACTTCTACGAATTCACCGAATATACAAATACCAATACTAAAGAACGTTATTATAAGGTCGAATATTATAAACCGGAAGGCGTTACGTACTATGTGTACCGTAATAATTCCTTGTATCTCGATCCGCAAAAGCAGCCGATGCCGTATATCTCGATGAATAACAGATATTATAACTGGAAGAATGTACCCTTAATCTGGTTCAGATGCTCTTCCGAAGAAGTACCCTTACTTTCTAAAGTTAAGCCGTTACAAGATGCATTAAATCAAATGCTATCTAATTTTGCTAACGTTATGAGCCAAGACGTACATAATACGATCCTCGTTATTAAAGGATACGACGGCGAAAACTTAGCTAAGTTCCGTAGCGAATTAGCTAAATACGGAGCGTTAAAAATTACGTCTTCTCCAGAATTCGAAGCCGGAGTCGAAGCTCTTAATATCGAAGTAAATGCAGAGAATTACGAGATCATTATCAAGCTATTAGAACGAGCCATTATTACGAATGGCCGAGGCTTCGATGCTAAAGATGATCGTATGTCGAATAATCCTAATCAGATGAACATTAACTCAATGTATTCGGATATCGATCTCGATGCTAACGAAATGGAAACAGAATTTCAGGCCTCTCTCGAACATTTACTCACTTTCATTAATGCGTATAATTCTCTAACTAATAGACCATCATTAAACGATGTAACGTTTATCTTTAATAGAGACCTTCCTTTAAACCAATCTGAAATTATCGAAGCTTGTAAAAATTCTAGCGGTATTATCTCAGACGAAACTATTATCGCTAATCATCCGTGGACGCTCGATGCTCAAGAAGAGTTAAACAGAGTCAAGAAAGAACGTAACGAGGTACTAAATAATGACGTACTGGGAAGAACGCTTTCTTAATTTAAAAGAGCGTGGATTAAACACAGCTAACGAAACATACGAAGACTTAACTTCGATCTATGCGTACTCCTTAGAAAAATACGAAAACCAGATAGCCGGTTTTATTCAGCGATACGCAAATAACAATCAAATTAACCTTGCCGATGCTCGTAAGCAGTTATCGGCGAGAGAGTTAAAAGCGTTTAGATTAACGTTACAACAATACGTTAAGCTAGCGCAACAGAAAGACCTATCCCCTAAACAAATACGACTTCTTGAAAATGCCTCCGTAAGAGCCAGATTAACACGCCTAGAAGAGCTATGGATACATACCTCACAATTCGTCGAATTATTAGCAGCACAACAGCATACGAATATTAACGATGCACTCAATAAGGTATTTACATCGACGTACTACGAGGCAGCATATATCACGCAACAATTACAAGGGCAATATCAAACATTTAGGCAAATACCTAAGAAG